AAATTAACTCAATAACTACAGATATGGAAAACGGTAAAAGTGAACTAGAACTAATAAACGATTTCAATGCTTAAAAATATATTAGACTTATTAAAATTAGATGATTACTATGGCGTATCACCCTTAATTGATATAGCAAAAGGTAAATATGAAGCACCTAGTAATTTAAAAGAAGTAGTGAACAAATACAAAAGATTTAAAAAATGAACGAAGAACAATTTATACTGAAGATTGTAGTTGATGATAATCAATTTCTAGTCAAACTACCTAACGCCGAAAAAAAACTAAAAGATTTTGGACAGGTAATGAAATTTGTAGAAAAAAACTCTAAAGAGTTTGGCAAATCTCTCAAAGAAACTAAACACGTAAACGATGATATGATTTCATCTGCTGGTCTTGCAGGTGCAACTCTTACTGAATTTGGTAGAACTGTTTCTGATTTACCTTTTGGTATCACAGCGATAACAAACAACCTGTCACAATTAGGTACGTTATTCACTACTTTGGTAGCAAAAACAGGCGGCACAACAAATGCTTTTGCACTATTAGGACAACAATTAGCAAAAGGACCTTTAGCTATAATTCTTGTGTTTCAAGTATTAATTGCTTTATTACAGCAATTTCAAAAAGGCATAGTTAATTTTATAATGGGAGTAGAAGAAGCAAATGCAGCAACAAAAAAGTTGCGTTCAAACTTTTTTGATCTTAATGAAGAAATAAAAGAAAACAACAAAGAGCTTAAGAAACAAGATAAGGAAGTGTTAAAGGCAATAAAGCGAGTAGAAAGATACACTGAAAGATTAATTAGAAATAAAAACTCACAAAGAAACGTAAACCAAACAGAGGAGGAGTTTAGAAGAGCAAATAAGTCTACAATATTTGTACTTGAAAAAAGAATTAAAGCACTTGAGGAGTTAGGGATACAGGTAGATAAAACAAGATTGCTTGAAGAGGGTTATGTGGACTCTTTGCGTGAAGGAGATGGGACTATTGCTAATATTTCAGACAAACTGAATCAAAGAAGAATAGACTTAGAGAAAGAAAGACTTTCTGGAAGAAAAACAGAAGTTGAACTATTACAAGCTGAAATTTCATTATTTATTGACACACAAGAAGCTTTAAATGTAAAAGCTGAACAATATTTAAAATCTGAAGAATATCAAATGCTGCAAGCAAAACTAGCCAAAGCACAAAACGATGCTTTTTTAGAAGCAAGGTTAAAATTATTTGAACAGGAAGTAGAAAGAGAATTACAATACAGAAAAGATATATCGGAAGCTGCAACAGCTATATTTGAAAAAGAAGAAGATTTTGTTGAGCCTATAAGTGTTGATGACGATTTTCCAATTCTTGATTCTGCCCTTGAAGCGTTACTCGATTTTAATAAGTTTAGGGAGCAGTTTGTTGAGAAAAGCGAACTAGAAATACTAAACGAAATGGAGCAGGCTGCTTTAGAAAGGCTTAAAATATTAGCTGAAGAAAGTGATGGTTTGATAGATTTTGAAAAAGAGAAAACCAAGATAGTAGAGTTTTTCTCAAAAATAAGAAGAGAGTTGTTAAATGAAGAATTAGATCAAACTCTAAGGCAAGTTCAAGATATGATTGGTCAAATATCAAGTGCTTTAAATGCACTTACAGACGCTGAACTCAGCAGGGAAGAAAGAAAAACTGCGATGCTAAATAACCAGCTTACTGAAAGATTGAGGAATGAAAAACTTTCTGCGGATCAAAAAGCAGCCATAGAAAAACAAATTGAAAATAACGAAATAGCTTTACAGAAAAAAAGAGATAAGATAGCAGAGAAAAACTTCAAGCTGCAAAAAGCCGCTATGATAGCCAATGCTCTTGTCGAAACTTTCAGAACTGGTATTCTGGCATACGGTTCACAATTAATTATAGGTGATCCAACTTCTCCTATTAGAGCTCAGATAGCACAAGGTATAGCTCTTGCAACAGGTCTTGCACAAGTTGCCGCTATAGCAAGAACTAAATTTGTACCAACTGCTATATCAGCACCTTCTGCTGGTTCTAGCTCTGGTGGTGCTACAGGGGGACAAACAGGAACAACAGACCCTGCATTCAACATAGTAGGTACAGGTCAGCAGTTTCAGCTAGCACAAGTAATTGCACAAAGAACAGGAGAACCTATTAGAGCTTTTGTTGTAAGCGGAGACGTAAGAACAGGTCTAGCACTTGACAGAAACATAATTAATAGTTCAAAACTAGATTAAAACAAAATATAATAAAATAGATTTACTTAATATGGATACTTTCAAAATAATAGAACTCGTTTTAGATGAAGATAGCGAGATCACAGGCATACAAGCAATATCTATAGTAGACGACCCTGCTATAGAGGAAGAGTTTATTGCTTTACAATCACAAGAGGTCAAATTAGCTGAAGTAGATAAAGAAAAAAGAATTATAATGGGTCCAGCTCTAATTCCTGACAAAAAAATATACAGGAAGTTTGAAGACCAAGAATATTTTATTTATTTCAGTGAAGATACGGTAAAAAGAGCTTCAGAGCTCTTTTTAACAAAAGGCAATCAAAACAACAGCAGTTTAGAACACAAAATAGATCTAAACGGCCTCTCAGTTGTTGAATCTTGGATTATAGAAGATTTAGAACAAGATAAATCTGTAAAATATGGTTTTAATTTACCCGTAGGTACTTGGATGGTTTCTATGAAAGTTAATAATGACGAAATATGGCAAAATTATGTAAAAACTGGTAGGGTAAAAGGGTTTTCTATTGAGGGTCACTTTGTAGATGCCTTAAAATTACAAGAAGAAGAAGATGAAGCACTTTCTATGCTTGAAGAGCTTACTGATGCTCTTAGTGTAAAACTTAAAACATATAATGATTATGGTTCTGGTGTC